CCTGATGCTGGCGCACCGTCTCGGCGTTCCCGCCGTTGATGATAGTGTCGCCGAACGTCACGGTCACACTCCGGTTTGCGTTGGTTACGCCGGAGAGCGAACCGTCGCCGGACAAAAGCTCCTGCCGCAGCGCGCCCGGAAGCGACGCTGCCGTACCGCCGAGCTTGCTCATGCGCTCCAGAATCCCTCTGAGGCTGTCCACCATCTTCTCGGAAAGCACCCACTCGTTGTTTTTCAGCAGCGCCAGCTCCTCGTTGTCGCGGATCGTTCCGCCGCCGACGATGCCGCCCTTGTGATAAACGCTGTAAAGCATCTTTCCGACGTTGGACGGATCAAGGTCGTCTCGCGTGATCGTCCAGTAACCGTCGTTGCTGTACTGCGCGTGTACGCCGTACTGGTCGAGCTGAGCTGCGAGCTTCGCCGCCTCAGCGTGCAGCGCATCGTTCGTTGCCTTGTCGTTGTTTTTGCTCCACTGCGCGCTCAGCCCCTTCATCTGCGCTACGATATTGTGTACCGCAGCCACGCTCGCGGCCGTCACGTTGCCTCGATTTTCCGTATAGCCGGTATCCTCATTGAACGTCGACTGCCCGACGACATCGTTGTGTCCGCCGCCGCTTGCCGCAGCAATATCCGAGTCGATGCTTTGCAACGCCGCCACATAGCTTCCGTATCGCTGCGCCGCCGCGAGCGCGTTGTCCCACGCCTCGGTGATGGTGCTGTTCAAAACGCTGCCATACTCGGTATTCCACGCGATCAGCTCATCGTACAGCGTATTCCAGTTGTTCTCGATATAGCTGATGGCCATGTCGTAGAGCTTCTGATAGGACGAGATGCTTTCTTCAAGGATCTTGATTTCAGCGTCCTTCTCATCCTCATACGCCTTTTGCTGCTTGTCAAGCTGCTCCTCCGTCACCTCGATCGCGTGGTCGCGCTGGGTGTCAGCGATGTCGTCCTGCAGCTCTGCCAGTTCCTCTTCGAGTTTGATGCGCTTCGCCTGCGCTTCGCGGCTGGTGTCAAGCCGCAGCGCGTCGATCTGCGCCTGCAGCCTTGCCGCATCTTTGAGCTTGGAGTTGAGCGACTTGTTGTAGTCGTCCATCTTCTTTGTCTGGCGCAGCATTTCCTTTTGCTCGCTGATGATTTCGGCATACGCCGTCTTCATGTCCTGCAAATCCTGGATCTGCTGTTGGATGCGCTGCTTGAGCATTTCCATAACGTACTTGACAATATCGTCAAGCCCGCTTTTCATCTTTTCAAGCTCCTCGCGGCTCTCACCCGCGACCTTGCCGATGCTCTGCACCGCCGTATAAGCAAGCGAGCGCAAGGCGTTGATGTTGTGTAGCGCCGCGCGGTACTGGCTCTCGTCGAGGTCGAGCAGCGCAAGGTTGGCGTACACCAGATCCCACGTCGAGCTTGCCGCCGCGCTCGTGGCGTACAGCAGATGCTCCAGCGTCGCCGCGTCCTGCTCGGAAAGCGCGATGCGCAGCTTCTCGATGTAGGCAAGCGCCTGTTCGATTGCAAGCTCCTCCGTCTTCGCCGCTATGATCTTTTCGATCTTCTCGTCGGTGATGGTAAGCAGCCCGTTCTCATCACGGAGAAACTGCATATACTGCGCGCCGAGCTGCAAAATGCTCTGGAACGTGTCGATGGAGATAAAACCGCCGTTTTCCGCAAACTCATTCGCCGCCTGATGGAATTTGTCGTAGACGTCCTGGATCTTGTCAACGCCGTCATGCGCCGCCTGAACGATCTTGTCCCACGCCTCTTCCGTAACGGCAAGACGCTTTTTCTCGTAATCCCACCAGAGGTCGCTGAGCTTGCTCACCTCGTCGCTCTCGTCGCTGTAGCCCTTCGAGCGATAATACGCCGCCTGCGCCGCGATATTCTCCTGCATCTTGCGGTAGTATTCCGCGATGTTGTCGGTGTATTCGCGCACCTTGGAGTAATCCATGTCGCCGACCGCGTTGTCGAGCCAGTTTTCCGTCAGCGTGATCTTGTTCTCGTAGAGCTTCGTCACCGCCTCAAACTTGTCGATGACGTTCTGGATCTTGTCCGCCTCGCGCTCCCACCAGTCGCCGGATGTGCTTTCGTTGCTCTCGTTCCACTTCTCCGTGGTCTCGGCGAGCTTTTCAATGGACTTAATGAGCGCGTTCGTCGACTCACGATCCTTGTCAGTCAGCTCGTTGACGTGCTCCAGATTTTTGATCCAGAGCTTGTTTCCAACGTCATCGTACTCGACCTCGAACCCAAGGCTCTTCAGCTTATCCACGTTCTCGTGGATCGCCGCGTCGCGCTCCTCGTTGAGCGCGTGCATCGCATCCTGCTCACGGATAAGCGCCTGCGTCAGCTTCTCGCGAAGAGCGATCTCATCATCCAACGAGTGCGTGCGCGAAAGCTGCGCCTCGATCTGTTCGCGCTCCTTCTCGGCCTCGCTCAGCTTGTGCAGCGCTTCGCGGAATCGGTCGATCTCCGCCGTATACGCTTCCACTTCCTTGCTGCTGCCGCTTTTCCCGCTTCCGCCGCTGACAGTCGGCACGCTGACCTTGACCTCCGGCAGCTCCACCTTCAAATCGTCGGAAAAACCGGCTAAAAGCTGTTCCTTGAGACGGTTCATCGCCGCGCCGTACTGATACGTCAGCTTCATGCCGGGGCTTGCGCTCGCTTCGAGGTTCGCGATCTGCGTCAGGATCTCAAGCCGCTTGCCGGCGATGCCGGCCGCCTCCGCCATCTGAATGAGAGACGCGATCGTGCTGCCGTTCGCCGTGCCCATATCCATCGAGGCGATCTTCGCTTCGACCTGTTTCTTCCGAAGCCCTTCGATCGCCGTGATGTCCGCGTTCGTTGCGCCGATTTCCTGCAGCTTTTGCTGCGTCAGGCTCCACTCTGCGTCGGCATATCCCTCCGCCGCGAGCTTGGCTTCCCAGCGTTCCACGTTCAGCCGCGCCTCGACAACCTCCTCGGCGTTGGTCACGCCGATCTTTTCGAGCATGGTTTTCACCAGCTCCGCGTTGCCCTCGCGCAGCATGTCGAGAACCGTCGTCGAGTTCATAAACTCGCTTGCGAGGTCGTTCGCCGCCTGTTGCGCCTGTTCCATCGAAGAGGCGGAGTCCATCATCACCTTGGCGAAATTCTCAAACGTATCGAGGTCGCCGAAAGTTTGACCGATCTCGGCGAGTGTGTCGTTGGAGATCGTGCCGTCCTCGTTGAACTCTTTAAGCGCCTTACTGAGCTGATTGACTTTGCTCTCGGCGTCGGCGAATTTCTCCGCCATCGTCGCGATGCTCGGATTGTACTCAGTCAACGCCTGCAGCTCCGCAACAAGCTCAGAAAGCTCCTGTGCGTTGCCGGCTTCCAAAATCGCCTCATGGATTTCGTGCAGGCGCGTGGCAAACTCCTCCGCCTGCTCGTTGTTCTTCTCAAATGTCGTCTTGTCACCGAAGACGCCGAGGAACAGTCCCTTTTGGTCGTACGCTTGGTAGTTGGTGCTCTTGTCCTTCTTCGCCGCCTTGACGACGTTTGCGACGTACTTGCTCAGCTCCGCATCGGAAAGGATCTCTCCGTTCGGTAGGATAGGCGTCACAACAATCGCGCTCTCGCCCTCTTGAATAGTTTTCGAGAGCACCGTCATCCGGTCGCCCACCTGCGCGTTCGCATCGTGCGACATCACCTTGCTGAGATTGCTGTTGGTGACTTCCACCACACGGCGGTCAAGCAGATCGACGTTGCCGCCGTGGGCGTACAGCTCCTTTTCCTCGACGCCGAACTTCTTGAGAACATCGGTCAGGTTCTGCACCCTGTCTGCGCTCTCATCCGCCGCGTCGCCGGTTTTACCAAGCATTTCGGAAAGTTCGTCCTTCGGGATGTCCTCGACGATCAAACCGAGATCGCGTAAATACTCGTTGACCTCTGCGACTTTCTCCGCAGTAAGCTCCGCGTCGTCATCGAAGAGGCGAGAAATAATGGATTTCGTCGCCGCGTCCGGATCTTGCATTGCCCGGATGCGGTCAAGCGCCATGTCAAGCTCGCGGATAAGACCGGCAGACTCCGGATCGTCCGGATTGAGTGCCGCGCGCAGCTTGATCGCTTCGTCCTGCAGCTCCGTCATGCGCGAAAGAGCCGTGGTCATCAGCTTTTCTTGTTTCTCAGCCTCTTTCGCAAACTTCTGCTGCTCCTTTTCGGTCTCAGCCGCCGCACCGTCATCGACGGCTTTCTCCCACGCTTCCTTTGCCGCCTTGTAGTCGGCGATCGCAGCCGTAAGTCCGCCCCGTCCCGTGTACTCCTGCACGGGATCGGAGAAACCAGCCGAGGTATCGCGCCAGCCTGCGTCACTGATCCACTGCCGCGCGTCCTGCTCCGCCTTGCGATAGACTTCTCCCTGCTTGGCGGCAATCAAATCCTTTTGGAGCTGGATCTGCGACTCAAGCAGCTCGTTTTCACGCTCCAAGCGTTTCAGCTCTTCGCTTTCGACAATGGAGATCGTGCCGCCCTCGCGCAGTGCGCGAAGCTCGGCGAGCCGCTTGTTGTTGTCGTCCAGCTTGCCGTCAAGCTCCGAAAGCTCATCCTGCAAACCGGAAAGATCGGTCTGCAACTGCTCCAGCGTCGGATGCGCCGCCTCGTACAGCTCCTTGAATTTCTTACCCGCCGTAATCAGCAGCGGAATGAGCATGAGAAGAAGCGACACCCAGCCCATCGGCGTCGAGAGCATCAGTGCCGCCGTCTCCTTGAGTGCAAGATTATAGCCCTGCTGCGCGCCGGTCGCCGCGATCGTCGATGCTGTTTTGGCGTCCTCCGCCACCTTACTCGCAAGATATTGCAAAACGGACTCCGCAAGCTCACCGCGAAGCGCGCCGGTCGCAATCGCGTTTGCGATCGTCGCCTCGGTCAACTGATCCTTTGCTTTCAGATTGAGCTTCGTTGCAAGCGTATTAGCCTCGATGTGCAATTCTTCCGCAAGCTGCTCCACCGTGTAATTCTGTCCGGCAGCAGTCAGTTTCGTAAAGTTGAGCACAGCTTCGCGCTGCTGCTGATTGAGCGCGAATTGGCTCAACGCCACCTTTTGTTGTGCGGCGTCAAGGCTTGCAAGCTGCGCGGCATACGTCGCCTGCGCCGCGCGCGTATCATCATAGACGATATTTGCGGCGCGAATAGCGTCCACAGTAGGTTTAATTGCCAATCCATTCAATAATCCGTGTGATCAGCACGAAAATTATCGTTGATTTCCTGTTGTGTTAGTGATATAATCCATAGTAAGAAGAGAGGAGCGTGTGTTCTATGGCATTGATTGTGTGTCCTGAGTGCAATCAGCAGGTGTCGTCCGCAGCGGAGGCTTGCCCGCATTGCGGCTTTCCCATCGCGAACCATCTAAAAGAACAGGAACAAAACTCCTACCATCAAAAACTGCTTTCACAGGTCGCGATGTTCCCACTCTCATCTCCGCAGCCGCGCGCAAGAGTCTGCGCAAAATGCGCTGAACCATACTTCTATAATACGAATTTCGCCAACAACGATACGCCGATGTGCGAATGTAATGCGCCGACAGTCGAGATAGACATTTCGCAAGAGGAAATGAGCGGTCGTGGAGGAGTCGCTTCCGCAGACGCGGATATTTTTGAACGTCTCATATTTCCACGCAATATCGGCGACAAGTCATCACAGGAATACAAAGCTCGTATTAACGACATATATAAGCGGTTGAACCTCAGCCTTTCCGAACGCGGTGAACCGCCGCACGAACCGCCCGCGCCGATCAAGGATCTGGTCGACCGATCACAGTGGAAACCGCAGAGCAGCATATCGCACACGCATGTCAGCGCACCATTACGTCCAACCTGTCCATATTGCCATTCCGCCAGCCTCACCAAAATCTCAAAATCCGGCACCTTCCTTAAAATCGCTGCGCTCGGCTTATTCGGTGCGAGCGATATTGGGAAGACTTGGAAGTGCAACAACTGTGGAAGTAAATTTTAGGAGGTTTTACCATGCTCTTTTTACTTGGCGTTGTCGTGCTAATTTTTATGCTCGCTCGTGAAAGCTCGCAGCGGAGGGACGCGGAAAACTTCTCCAAATGGATGAAAAATAACGCGCCGAATCGCTACGTCAGAAACGACGAAATGAAGCATTATATCAACCAGTACAATAACAGCAAACACCGCTAAAATAATTGCCTCAGCCGTTTTCGATCTGCGGCGGCCTGACCGCATATCATCTTTGACAGCCTGCCCGTTTGGGCGGGCTGTTGGATTTGGAGCACCCCATCGCGATCCGCAGACCGCGCCGACATTATGCTCTCTGAACCGTCTCACGCTGCCGTGAGCTTGGCTGCGGATTACCCTTGCGGGCTTCCCGGACGAGGATGATCTAAACTCGCCGCTCCTTGCGGAGCCATGTTCGTCGGTTTTTCCAACACCCCCTTGCAAGCAGTCATGCCGCTTGCTCGTTCCATGTCGCCATCGGGGTATAGGCGGGCGCAATTACGGAACCCGTCACTTTGGGTTCACCCGCCGCTTTATTCAGTTGTGTAAATGCGGAAATAACGCCGCCGACAAACATGGTTCCGAAGATACCCAGCTTGTCGGTCAGTGTGTCAACGACGTCGGAAAGCGCTTGGAAAATCGCAAGCACCGTCTTCATGTCGTCGGTCTGCAGCATGTTCTGCGCGACGCCCACCCAGGTTTCCTTCAGGGCGTTCGCGCGGTACTCCACGCTCTCCATGACCTTCGCCATCTCACGCTCGGCGCTGCCGGCGCTCGACTCCATCTTCTTCATGGCGTCCGCCGCCTGCTCAAAGTTGGAGAGGATAGCGGAACCGACCTGTGCCTGCCGCTTTCCGAAAAGCGCCTCAAGAAGCTCCGCGCGGTTCTTGTCCGTCAGCTCGTCCCAGATGTCCGCGATGTCCTGCAAGATCGCATAGGTCGAGCGATAGGTATTCGGATCGCCCACCTCGAAGAGGCTCACGCCTCTGCCGCCGTTGCTTGCAACCTTCGTAAGGTCGGCGATCTTGCCGGTGAGCGTCGCGACGTCGGCGCTGTACTCCTCGGTCTCTTCGTCATAGCCGCGAATACGCATGGATAGCGTCTTGAGCGCGTTGCCCGTGGTCGCGGCGTCGCGTGTGATCTCCACCGCAGCGGTCGCGAGCGCGATCGTCTCCTCAAACGAATTGTTCGCTGCCGACATAGCGCTCGATGCGCGCGTCATCACCTCAACGAGGTCTTTGTTGCTAACGGCGAACTTGTTCAATCTGTTACTTTCGGCTTTCACCTACTGACTGCGCCATAGCACAGCGGGCAGGACTTTCATCCTGCCTCCCGCGTTTCATGTATTTGGATTATTGCGCGGGTTCAGACTGTATCTTCATCTATCAGAAATTATTTGTCTATTGCTAACCAAAAAATCGGTTAGCAAAACAGAGATTTTTTCTGTAGAGAGCAGCGAAACCGCCCGTGTTACCACGAGCGGTATTACAGTCGTTACGGATAAATGGTATTTGTGATTTTTTCTCTGATTTCTCGCTCCTTGTTGGAGTCATTCAGCCGAAGCAAAGGAATGTTGTTCCTCTTGCAATACTCGGTTTTTATGGCGTCTCTTTCTTGCGTTTTTCTCAAGGATTCTGTTCCGCCATACATAGGTACAGGAATAAAATGCTGCTTGCCGTCGTACTCGATCAGACAGTTGATACTGTCATCATCATTGTAAACGACAAAGTCAAAAGGAAGCGTATGTTTGCTCTTGCAGTCTGGGAAGCGCTTTTGTTCGCAATACTTCACGCCCATTTCTTCAAGTATTTGCTTAATCATGCGCTCTCTGGACGACATGACCTTGCATCCGCATGAAGTTGTGTGATTTGCCAAGATTTTTGCCGGAAGCGCGACAAACACACTGCCGCACAACGGGCATTTACAGTTCCACATCCACACGCCACGCTTATTCTGATAGGCACGCGAAAGCAATTCAACGCCAGATGTAGATTTCATACCGGTGAAATCTTTTACCGTTGACTCCCACACCGTTTCTTTTATTCTGCATCCGCAAGACTTTGTATGGCCTGTCACTACGTCACTTTTATTGGTTGTTATAACATTGCCACACTTGCACCTGCATACAGCCATCGCAGGCTTCATGCGTTCGTTCCTTATGATTTTCAAAATCGTTAAGTCATTGAACGTCTGCCCCGTCTCATCATGCTGTTGCCACACAGAACGATGATAACCGGTCATACACCCACACGAAGCCGTCTTGCTGTGTCGCAGCGGATACGCCTCTTTGATTGTTTCGTTTCCGCATTCGCATACGCATCTGCAAAACATTTTCTTGTTTCCCTTGTACCTTGGCAACATTTCCTTGACAGTAAGATGACCGTACTTCTGTCCGGTCATGTCGATCACGTCTATGTTGACCACCAGCTTTTGTTGTTTATTTCACAAATACCAAGTCTTTCCTCGGTCTGATCTGTCCCCAGACTTTAACCGATATAGCTGCTTTCTGACGACGTATCACTACGCCGCTGGGCAATCTTGTTTACCCACCTCGTTGATCTTGGAAATAATACCGTCCAGCGTGTCGTTGACGTCCACGCCGTAAGCCTTAATGATGCTCACAAGCCCGTCCGTCGCCATCTGCTGCTCCATGCCGGGAGACACGGCGGCAAAGATAGCGGAGTTCTCCGCGAGCTTCGCGGCGTCCTGCAAGGCGAATCCTAATCGCGCCCACTCGGCGGTTTGTGAAATGACCGCCTCGGTCGTCACGTTCAGCCGCTTTGCCGTCTCGTTCGCGCCCTCGTAGAACGCCTGATACTCCTCGTTCGTCGCTTTCGTGACCTTGCGCAGGTCGATCATCGCGGTGTCGAGTTCTACGACCGTCTGGATGCCCTGCCGTAAGTACCGCAGCGCGCGGAACAGAAGCGTCGTCGCGCTCACCCACTCCAGCACCTTGCCGAGGTTGTTCTTGAAGATGTCACCGAACGACTGCACGTTCTTGCCCGCCGCCTTGACCTCGCTCTTGAAGGCATTGAACTCCGCGCGCCACTTGGAGAGGTCTGCGGAGCTGTTCACGCGATCGAGGTTTGCCAAAAGCTGCTCAAACTGCGCGTTCAGCCCTTTGTCTGCCTTCAACGCGCTCCACGTTCTTCCAACCGTCAGAAGATCCGCCTTCGCCTTCTCCAAATTCGCCGTCAGCTTCTCGTCGCGCAGTCCAGTGTTCTGCGTTCGCGTCAGCGCCGCCATCTCGGTATTTACCAGCGCAAGCGTCTGTTTCAGCCGGTTGTACGCCTCAATCTTGCGGTTAGCGTCCTGCTCACTGTTGACCTGCGCAGAAAGATCCCGAAGCCGCCTCATGTTCGCCTCAAGCGTTTCGGTTGGATGAATTATGCCTTCAAGACGTCTTTCTGCCGCCTGGATCTGAGACGGCATGACCGCCATCTCGCTGTTGATGCGCCCGATCGTCGCCTCAAGCTCCTGCCCCGCCTTGAACGAGCCGACCTCGCCCTTCAAGCGGTCAAACTGATCCGCAAATGCGGTAAGGCTCTTACTGTCAAAGGCGGTGGAAAGATGCTCGCGAAGCGAAGCAATGCGCTTTTCAAAGTCTGCGGTCAAAAGTCCAGATGCCTGCAGCTTCTTCGCGTAGGCGTCCAACTCGTTCGCGTAGTCGGAATTGACCTCCCAGACGTTCTTGGTGCGAAGCTGCGTCGCCACATGCTCCACACGGTAATACTGCTCGCTCAGGCTGCCAAGCGCCTTGATCTGCGCATCGACGTCCGCCTGCTGTGCCTTACTCAGCGCGCCGCTTGCACTTTGCAGGCGCATGATCGTATCGGAAATCTCCTGATACCGCGCGTTCAGCTCGCGCAGATGGTCTTCCCCCTGCACGCCTTTCACACCGGTCAATCCCTGATACTTCTTCTGCACGGCGTCCAGCTCGGACGAGAGCTTGCGAAGCGCCGCAATTCTGGAATCGTCCGCCTGCTGCTGTCTGCGCGCCGCCGCCTCGGACTGCGCGTTGAGCTTCGCGATGTTCAGCGTGACGTCCTTCACTGTCTCGCTGACCTTACGCCCATTTTGCGCATACTGCTGCGTCAGCACGACCTCCTTGCCAAGTGCGTCGCGACCGGAGATGTCGAGCTGAAGCAAACGCTCCTTCTCGCGCCCGACCTTCACCCACTGCGCATGGATTTTGCCGACCTGTACGTCCATCCCCGTCAGATTCCGCGTCATGGACTTCATCAGATCCGAACTTGCGTCGATGCCGCTCCCACTCATGGCCTCGCGCAGCATCTTCTTCGCGTCGCCAGTCACCTTCACACCGATGTTCACAGGCTCCACATGGATATTCGAGATCTGTCGCGAAATCTCGCTCTGCATCCGCGATGCGGCATTGCTGTCCAGCGTCACGCCGACCTTGATGCTGCTCTTCTGATTGATCTTCTCCGCGATGGACGGAAGCTGTGCCGAAATCCGCTGTGCCGACGCTTCCTCGTCCGCCTCAAGCCGTGTTCTGACCACTACCATCAAATCGTCGTTTTCAGCCAAGCTCCTCACCGTCCTTTCTTAGTAATTACCTGCAAGCCCTGCCGCCTGAGTCCTTCCGCAAGAGCTTTCGCGGCTTTCCCGCCGCGCAGGACTTTTCGCGTCTTTTCGATAAACGGACGCGCCTTTGCGTCCGGCCAGTAATCATAACCGTATCCGCTCGGATTGTAGATGCCGTACTCAACAAGTCCTGCGATACTCTCGTCACCTGGCGTCGTCGAGTATCCGCCAACACCGTCGATCGGACGCAGGCTCACGCCGTTTTTATACGGATTCGGCGGCGTATCGTTCTCGACGTACAGCGCGCCGAGCTTGAGCGAAGCGTTGTTGATGACAAGGTTGTGCTCCGTGTCCAAAAGACCGCCGCGAGCGCCGCGACGGACATAATGCTTCGGCTTGTACTTGTCGTACACTTCGCTTTGAATGGCGGCGTGCTCGACGTCGGCCACCTCATCCAGCACCTCGCCGGATAATGCGTCGTTCACCATCGGACGCAGTTTTTGATTGGCATATTTCAGCGCCTCCGAAATGGACATTGCTTTCATCGCGCACGCCTCCTTTTCATGGTTATTTCACGACCTCCAAGCCGGCTTTTACAAAAGCGTCGCGCAGCGCGTCGCTCTCCAAGCCGTCCGTCGTCTTTGCGAGCTTTGCCGCGCTCTCCGCAAGCGCGTCCACATCAAGCGAACCGACCTTCTCGGTCAGGACGCCCATCAACTCGCGCGCGGCGTCCGCCGCGTTTTTGGCCGCGCTGCCGGCACTGTTCAGCTCGCGCGCCTTACGCCACTCGATCGCCTCGTGGCATAAAGCGACCAACTCGCGCACCATCATGCGATAGTCCGCGTCGTCCAAACAGTCGAGATCCAGCGCCTCATACAGCGCATTCATCGCGTCGATGTCCAGCTCTCCGCTTTTGCCGCGCGGAGAGATCGCGGGAAGATCGCTG